GTTGAATGACAGGAGCCGAACGTTGGCGCCGAATCTCCGCCGCGATCATCTGTGCGGCTTGTGAATCGCCAGCCGCATCAGCATTGCGAAGCGCAGTTTCCAATTGTGCCAGATCAGCCATTAACGGCCTCCATATTTGTTTAGCAGGTCATCAATACTAGGGGTTTTCCCGGTTCCTTGGGTCTGTTTCAACGCTTGAGTTGCCATGCTGCCCTGATTCACTTGCAAATATTTCTGATTCAATCGAAGGATGGTATCCGCTGCCGCTTGTTTGATATCAGATGGCACAGTCGGATCGCCAATACGTCCAGCCATTTCCTTATAAAGCAGAACGTCTTTATCAGATTGAGGACCGGACATTTTCGGCATCTTGGATACCAGTTGACCACCAATTGCGGCCAATCGAGCGGCATCTTGACCGGCATTAGTAGATTTGCCGACAAGGCCCAATGCTGCATCACGAAGATTGCCTACAGTGCTGCTAGTAGCGCTTTGAATGAATGGCGTTGCCTCTTGAAGCAGCCCAACTACTGATTGAGCATCAGCAATCTTTTGTTGTGCTTCGGGCGATTGAGCATTCTTTGCCAGATCACGCGCAAGTGCTACCTGATTTTCGGCTTGTCCCACTTGTAATGCTTCTTGTGCTTTGGACATAAGTGGAATACCTGGCTGGCCTGGCGGCTGTTGTCCACCACTCCGCATCCATTCACCGACAGCTTGCATTACTTGAGGATCACCACTGGCTTGTGCCGCTTGAATGATTTGCTGTGGAGTGCGGCCAGCCATATTGATAGACACGCCGTTAGAAGCCGTGAAATTGACTGGAGCATTAGATTGAGGTTGCTGCCCACCACCAGCCATCCTAGCCGCTTGTTCTTCGGTGAGAAGCACAGGACCATTCGGAGTATTGACCGTGATCGTATTGAATCCGGCTCGCCCGGCTGCTTCTTGCCGAGCTTTTTCACCAGCGATTTGTGGCAATACTTCAGAGCCTTGAATACGGCTAATTTGTGGGCCATTAGAACCAAAACTTCCTTGAACGCCATTAGCAAAATCTGGTGCAGCAGCGACAAATTGACCTGTACTCGGGTTATATACACTAGTTCCAGCAGCAACATTAGTGAATCCGGCTGCTTGTTCTTTCCCAAGGCGAGCCTTTCCATATGCGACTGGATCAATGCCTTGAGCCAGAAGATTGCGAGTTTCTTCAGGTGTAGTCAGTTCGTTCTCAATCAGTTTCTTGGCCAGTGCCGGATCGTAATTGTTCGCAGCCAGGATCTTTGCCCAGCGAGAGCGTGTCCCTTGATCAACTTGTGGCGCAGCAGGAGTTTGTGGCGGAACTTCCCCCATACTCTCATCAGTCAGACCCATTCCAAGTTGAAGAGGCTGACGTGGAACAGGTTGTGTATCTTGATCAAAAGTGCCAGCAGGAGCCAAAGAGCGCAATGCTGCTGCCTGGCGCTCTGCTGCGGCTCTACCAAGTCGAGCCTCGTCCGCAGCATTTTGCTCTTGTCCCTGATTCGCCAAATAGGAAGCAGCAAGCTTAAATGCGCCTTGCCATGGGCTGATAGGAACCACGCGACCCGAAACTTGTTGTTGCTCGATTGGTGCCAGAGATTGAGCACGCAAGGCATCGGCGATTTGCTGACGGCGCGCAAGGTCAATCTGCTGTGCCTGCAAATCTTGCTGGCTCGGGCCAAAGCTAATCATATTTGGCGATTTAGTTGCCATTACAGTCCTCCAGCAAGCAGAAGCGATGACAGGCCACCGCTACCAAGCATTCCCAAACCAGCAGCACCAAGCCCAAATAAGCCGCCAGTAATCGCATTATTTCGGCCGACTTGAGCATTATAATTTGCGACTTGTCCTTGATACTGATTGTTATAAAGACCAGTAACATCAGTATTACCAACAGCCGCTTGCGGAACGCCAGAGAATTGCGGAGCAGTTACTTGCGATCCAGAGCGTAATGCATTCAATTCATTCAAAGGCTGTTGACGCAGGTAATTCTGCTCATTGATATATTGATTGCGTCCCTGATTTTGAAGGTTAGCATTAGCCAATGCTTGATTAAACATTTGCCCCGATACGGCATTATTCAATCCGGCATTTTGGAATGCTTGTCCAAATCCTTGCGCTTGAGCAGAATTATGGAACTGCGCATTATTCAAAGCTTGATTATAAGCATTCTGATTTGAAGCCAATCCGATATTGAATAAACGAGATTGTTCCTGACCACCTCCAGTAATAGCCGTATTGCGAGCATTGCCATACGCGAATTCTTTATTGCGACTGAAATCCCCTACGGCACGATTCCAGGCATCGGAATTTTGCGCAATACCTTGCTGAACCAATTTGTTTTCCAAATCGGATTGATCTTGCTTCCATTGGGGATCAAGGAAGGCTGCTTGCTGTCGATAGAGAGCGTCACGTTGCGTCTGCAAATCACGGTCAAGCGCCTCGCCTCCAATCAATTTCGGAACGTTGCGCATATCCACATCATTTTGGATAGATCCATAGCTAACCCCTCTAGAGTAGTCACCAGGATTAAATCCAACACTGTTCACTTGCGATGGGGCATTGTTGTAATTGAATGGTTGTCCGAGTGTTTGCGAGGTAGTGCCAAGCTGGCTAAGACCAAGATTCGCCAGAGCTTGACTAATCTGGTCATTCGATTGCATCAACTTCTGCTGCTCTGGCGACAGATTGATCGTTTGCGTATACTTCGGGATTCCATTCGCATCCACACCATTTTGGGTATAAGTGAGATTACCCCATGGAGTGACTTGATCGATGCGATTCAATGCCGCATTCGCAATTGCAGTATCTTTGTTTTGCTGAGTTTGGGCCGCTGCGACGACATTTGGATCTGGTGCTGGCGGCGGTTTTGGACTACTTTTACCCATGATTTTTCCTCTCTATCCACTTACATTCTTCGCGCAGCATTCCGTATATTACGCAGTCATCATCATTAAAACCGCGTCGCATGATGCCTTCTTGCTTGAATCCCGTCTTTTCAAGAAATTGTCGCGTATGCTTATTTCTCAATGGCGTCAATGCCGTAACTCGATTACATTGAAGCTGAGAAAAAGGGTATTCAAATATTGTCGCTAGTATATTCCTAGTCAGCCATCTTGAGGAATCCGCAGCGCAAGACATTTGAATATCATGATCACGGTATTCATGATAAACGACAGCGCCTAAAGGATTTCCTTTGTCATCCATCACGCCGATAGTCTTCATATTGGAAAACGATTCGACGTGAGGAATGCGCTCACAGACCCATTTAGCAATGCTTTCATGCCCAATATCATCATGGGCAATGAAAAGTTTCATAGCACGCCACCCAAGCGGAATACGTATGTCACTGCCTGCCAGTTTGTTGCACTCATGTTATTAACAATACGCATATGAAGCGCCCCCGCATTACCAACGCCAGTCAATCCTTGCCAATCTGTTTTTGTGCTAACACCAGGACTCCATAAGAATGTGTTCCATGGTTTTGTGTTCCACAATGTTCCACCTGTCCCACTAAATGTAGGGTTCGCAATTGGATAGTTATCGGCAAAGTCCATATCAATACCGAGCGTGGCAGTCATATTGCCTGTCAGATTGAAAATAGGCTGAGCCATTGTCACATGCTTTTTACGGCCCGGAGCCCCGAAATATTGGAAAGCAGTCTTTGCCTCTCCAAAAATATAACCACCATCATCTGAGTAACCTGTATCCGCTTTGGCAACGTAAGCCCTTGAATCTTGAGCGATTACATTTGACCCAAAATACAAATCATTACCTAAAATTTCGAATGTGTTTGCATTCCAATTCGTGAATTTGCACCACGAATTATTGACAACATTCATCACATATTGATATTGATTGGCATTCTGAACTTGCGGGATATTAACGAAAATCTTATTGCCGGTTGGATAGTAAATAGCTTGGAAACCAAAGTTATTGAAATAATTTTCGGTGTCGCTATTAACTAATACTGAAATCTTGTCGCTCAGAGAATCACGCAATTGAGAGCGATCAGTTAGTAATGATTTGGATAGCGCGGTAAAGCCATCAGTAGTGAGTAAAATAACATCTGACCCATATCGCGTATAGAAACGCCGACCTGGAGGACGCCCAATATAAAAATGTCCAGCTTTAATCCAGTTGGATGCGCTGCTTGGATCAGTGCCGGTGTACATCAATACTTCGCCTTCAGTCGAAATGAAGCATGCATATTCCTGAACGCCAGCGGCATTATCAATCGTCCATGTGATCATTGCTGCCAATGATCCACCAAGATTCATTAGTGAACCAAAGTCAAATACTTGAGCCGCGCCAGAAATGGCATTAGGAGCCAGGAACCACACTTTCAGCGTATTCTTTTCAATAAAGAACAAACGGTTAGCATAGATATTAAGATGAATCAGATTGCGCGCATCTACACCAGTAATCGATGGTGTAACAATGAATGTTCCTACAACAGTTGCATCAGTTGCAGGGACAGCGCTCATCGTATATGTGAACGTCGTCGGGCTAGTCACGGTCACAGTGAATGTGCCGTTATATTCGTTTGGATTGGCACCAGAAACGATAATCGTCGTGCCAGTCGTCAGATTGTGCGGTGTGCTTGTCGTATAAGTTGCAGTAGTGCCGACAAAGGTTATCGATACAGGACGTTGCACAATCGTATATGTGCCTGTGATTGCAGCATTGCTGCCTGGTACTTTAATGAAAGTACCGACTGGCGCAGCATTCGCGCCAGGATCGCTCTGCATGTTATAGGTGAATGCAGTAGCGCTAGTAACGGTTACTTGGAATGTGCCATTAAAGGCCGCTGGCGTAGCTCCAGAGACTAGAACGAAATCCCCCGTCACTAAGTTATGCGGAGTGCCAGCAGTCAGCGTAGCGAGCGTTCCAACGCGAGTTAGCGTGCTAGTCGCGAGATTGACGACATACTGGCCTACAGTCGTCGCATTTGTCGCTGGCGTACCACCCATCGTATAAGTGAAGGTAGTAGCGCTCGTGACAGTGATATTTGCCGTTGCATTGTATTGTGACGGAGCAGCCCCAGAAACAGTGACGTTATTGCCAGTGCTAAGCCCATGCGGAAAGATAGTCGTGAGCGTTGCCGTGGTGCCTGAGAATGTGATTGATGCAATCGCATATTGACCCATCACATAGGTAAAGGTATTGGCGCCAGTCGAAGTGAGGACATAAGCGCCGTTATACATCGTTGGCGTTGCGCCAGTCAGGCTAACAATCGTCCCGGTAGCCAGCAGATGCGGTGCACTGGTCGTAGCCGTAGCAGTGCTGCCAGAATAAGTAATCGTAGTGATTGTCTGTGAGCCCAGGCCGGAGACAGCTTTCCATGTCGTACCATCATAAATACGAGGATAATCCGTCCCATTTACGGTGTAGAGGAATGAGCCCCCAGGCGTCGTAAAGTTCACATGCTGCCAGCGAGCATTAGTCAATCCTGTTACTACTGCAGCGCCATGCGCACCTTGAGCAGTAGCGTCATAGAACGAGCCATCAGAGGCAGCAAATAGCTTGCTAGTTGCTCCGGCGTTATAAGCCATCAGGCTTTCTACAGGCGCGGTATAGCCAGTTGACCAACGCACAAAGCCCTTCCGCAATTCTACGCTTGTAGTATTCGGGAAGAAATTCGTTAGGATCGTTGCATCAGTTGGCGGCATGGCGGCCAATGCATCACGCGCATTCAAGCCACCAGTAGGAGCGGGGAGCGTGAGCGTTTGTGCCGGAGGTTGTTGCGGCGGTCGTTTTTGGCGAGGAATGAACATTTTTACTGTCCGTAGTTGCTGTCAGGCAAATTCTCCCATCCAATCAACGTGTTAAGTGGATCGGGAGCCATATGCAATGTTGCGCTGCCTGAGTCATTCGCCTTAGCAATCGACCAGAGATTTTCAAACTCAGATGTGTACTGATCCCCGAAGCCTTTGGCCTGGTAATAGGCATTCTTCAGGCCGACAATCATCAACCCATCAGGGAAGATGCAAGTATCGCTATCGGCCGTGAAATACTGCTTACGTGCGCCAGTCGAATCCAATACTGCGCCATTGCTGATGTATTCAAAGCCGAGATATTCCGGCGAACTGACAGCAGGCCAGATCTGGAAAAATCCGCCTAAATACGTCCAGCGGATACGAGGGCCAGTCGAGATATAGCCGGACTTCAGCCATTGCCACTGTTGGGGAGTTTCAGGACCGAGCATTTCCCAATGCTTAGACTTGTCCCATTGAGTACGATCAATGGGGCGATCATAGTCCGCAGGCATGGCATATTTGGTCTTGCAAAAAGTAATCGGAATACCGGTTCCTGATGCACTCGCTGCCTGAGTCATCGTGATTTGAGTAGCGGAATCCTTGGTCTGGATATACGTATCATTATTCACGCCAGTAGCGACAATTTGATACGTATTATCGAGTCCGGTCGTATTCGCAATCGCAGTAATGATCGGGCTATTAGCTGTGACAGTTCCGGTAGTCTGCAAGAATTGCGTAGTAAATCGATATTCGACGCGAAGAGACTGCCAAATATAATCACGCTGCAAATCACTCAGGACGCGATTCAGCAATGCAAACAATTGAATCGTATCGGTTGAAGTTGAACCGGCTACCAATGTAGGAACTGGAATCGCCATTTCCTGTGTTGCAGCCTGGATGATTTGCAGCATGGTTTTCATGAATTAGCTTTCTTTCGGTGGGCGTCCACGTCGCGGGGCTTCTTCGGATTTTACTTCTTCTGGAGCGCTTTGAGTTTGATTTGCCAGCATTTCAAAATGTGCCTGCATCTTCTGCATTTGCTCTTTCATCGCCAGATTCTCAGCTTCCATTGCTTTCAGGCGTTCATCGCCTTTAGCTGCTGCCGATTCATCAGATGCCAGTTTCAAATAGCGTTGGGCAGCTTCACGGAATGCATACGGCGACATACCGGCCAGCATACCAATCTGCTGAATATTCGAATCGGAAGCATTCGCCACATCTTCAACAGATAGAAACTTCAATGCACGCAGTTCTTCTGCCTGAGCAGGAGTGATGCGCGGCCATTGATTAATCGGAGTCTTACCAGCCAAACGCTGATCACCTTGCATCTTGTTCTGATAATGCGCCCATTGCAGCGGGAAGCGGCGCTTATGATCATCGCGCACAAAGGTTTCAACGATGTTCTTATCATCGCCAGGGACATAGATTCGCACCATGTCGCAATCATCGAAAATCGGGCGTCCTTCTTGTTCGGTCCTGAAATTATTCTTTAGCGGTTTGCTAAAGAAAACAACAGACAGGCGAGCATCAGGATTAGATGCGCCTACGAACTCAGGATTATTCAGATCAGAAGCTAGCATTTGACTCATTTTTGATTCCCTTCAAGTAATTGAGGTAGTCAGTTAAGAAAATGGGGAACTAAGTCCCCATTGATTACGCGCTGATATTGGCGAAGTAATTACCATCGCCACGTGCTACGAATTCGCCAGCCTTACCCGCTGCAATCGATACCGATGCATTGGTTGCTCCAGTGCCGATTTTAAAGCCTACAGGCGGATAAACGGCCAGAGCATTTGCACCATTATTCACGACATACAGTGCGTCATTGGCGGTAACACGAAGTACCGGCAGAATTGCACCAGTGCTAGCAGCTACAGTAGTGAATTCCGTAGTGCTAGAAGTAATTGCAAACGCGGTAGCTTGATTACTGCCCGTCGCGGTTTGGCTCAGTTGGAGTGAGCCAGCAATAGAAGCAGCAGTACCCGGAGAAACCCCAGTGCCGCACATATCCTGTTGAAAACCAGCCATAACTTTCTCCTTTGAAAGATGGGGCCGAAGCCCCATTCATCAGGTGATCTGACCTTGGTGGAATGGGCGAGAAATCTGAATCACGCCAAGACCAGTGCCAGGAGTGCCGGTAGTGGTCGATACTTTGGCATTCAGGATCTGTTCGCCAGCCACCGCCGCATCATCCACGGAGCCAGGAGTTGCAGCGAGGGAGAACACTTCAGCGCCTGGAGTCATTGCGTTAGGTGCTTTGACAACAGCAGAGCCGGTAATCTGATACCAGCCATATTGATTAGCCACGTTAGCCGACATAGCGACAGCAACCATGCCAGTGCCACCAGTAGCGGGCGACAGAGCAGTAGTGCCAAGGTATTCGTCGTAGTCAACCATAGAGCCAACTACGGTCGAGCCGATGCCTTTCAGGTAGATGAATTCGCCACCGCCATAGACAGGATCAGTAGCACGAACGACATAGCCGAGTGCATGATTCTGCACGGTATCGGTGACTGCAATAGGCTGGAAGCCAGCCAGGGAATTTTGAATGGTGTAAGCCATGTTATTTCTCCTTTAAACTTTCCATTACGCAATCAGGACGCCTTGGAACTGAGAACCCGACACAGTCAGATTGCCAGCCCAACCATACAGACGCACGATTGCATCCTGATTGACAGCTTGACGCTCGCCACCGATAGGCACGAAGTTACGGTCTTTGTGCGGACGGAAGAAGATGTATTTGGTGTTCAGGAACCACATGTGGTTAGCGGTTGCTGCTGCACCGATACCACCGTCCAGAACCACATCGGCCTGAGTGCCGCCACCGTAGAATTTCAGGCTTGCGAAACCAGCGCCAGCATCACCACCACCGTCCGAGGTAACGCGCTGAATTGCTTGCAGCGAGTTAGCGTATAGAGCGTAGTAGTTGGTATCTGCCACGATCAGGTCAGGCATGTCAGTACCGCGGACCAGTTGCAATGCAAGCTTGGTCATGTACTGCTGAATGTTGGCTACGGATACTGCACCACCGCCATCAGTCACGCCGGAGAACTTCTTCGGCTGCCAGAAAGTCCAGGTTGCACGGTCAATACCGCCATAAGTGCCGGTAGTAGGCACATCAGGCACAGCAGCCGCCAGACCAGTGATATTCTTGCCGCCATTGCCGGTACCGTCCTGATAGATATCAGAGCCGATACGGTTCAGCAGACGAGCTTCGGAAACCATCATGCGACCATCCAGCAGGTCAATGATTTGTTCCTTGCCGCTGTTTTGCAGCATTTCCAGGCCAGACATGGTCACAGCATCGGCATATTGCTTGATGCTGTATTGCGCAGCGGAAATCGGGCTATCAGGCGAAATATTAATCGCCTCATAGCCGGAGTAGGACGCGCTGTTATCCGTGCTTGGATCGTTGTACATGATCTCTTCCAAGATCACATTACCACCGGAGAACGGTCGTACATTGCCACGTGCTTTCAGGCGACGCAGCAGCGCATTGTTGTTAGTCAAGTTGTCGGCCAGTTCACCAGAACGGCTCTGAATCGTGGTCGCGATAATATCGGTAATTTGAGAGTTGGCGAAAGCCATAATATTTCTCCTGTTTTAGACAGATCAAACCCGGCCTGGCTCGTCGGAATCAAAAGCTTCCATCAGTGCGCCACGCCTATCCTTTGCGGTTGGGACTGGAATCATCGTGCTAGGAGTAGCACTCTTCACTTGTCCACCACTCGCTTTCGCTTTAGCTACAGATACTGCTTTCGCCTGTTGCTGGCTTTGCATATTGGCTTGTGCAATTCGATCTTGCTCAGCCTTCCATGCATCATCAGACAGGCGTACAGCCTTCGCATAAGCGTCATCAAGGTCTTGGGCACGACCTGCCTCTAGTAATAGAGCCATGTCCCCGCGTACCTGCTCAAAGTGTGGATACTTAGAGGTATCCCCGAACTTTGCCAATTCTTGGTGTACTGCTGCTTGCTCTTGCTGCTCGCGCCAGTTAGTTACACCACTGACTTGCTGCTTAATCATTTGAAGCTCTTGCATCAATTGCATGGCAACCGGATCTACTTGACCCTGTTGCGCTTGCCCAACCGCTGCCAGAGGAATTCCATATTCCTGTGCAAGCTGGCTAAACATCTGCAATTTCTGCTCCGGCGAGCCCATCACTAGAGTGCGATGAGCATTGCCAAGATTCTTAATCCATGTTGCCGGTTGAATGTTGTTCTGCTGAAGAATCGGCATGAACTCATTCATTACACTGGTCAACTCGCGAGCTTGTTCAGCTTCGCCCTTAAACGCTGCTACGCCACTGGCGTATTGCTTCTCGCGCTCAAAGTTGTATTCGTAAAGCTTTCGTGCCTCGTCAGCAGTCAATGCCTCGCCACGGCCCAACTTATCCTGAATCGGACGGTATTCCTTGCGCCAGGTCGTCAACTCGCGTTGAGTCATCTGTTGCTCTTGCGGCGTTTCAGGAGCAATTTCAGCCTTTACTGGCTCTTGTTCCTTAGCCGCAAAACGGCCCTGATCATCCCTTGTGCGATCTTCAGCCGTTTTAATAGGCTGCTCAGTTGGTGTTTCAATATTATCGAAACTTGCGGCCAACATATCACGCCGGGATTCCGGCTGACTTACTTCAATTTCTTCGTCCATTTAAATCCTCTCAAGTAATCGAGAAAGAGTTATTTCAGCTTTTCATTTACCGTGCGGATAAGAGTATCTTTTAATCCTGGCGGCGGCGCAATATGTTTCTTTGGTGCTGGCAACTTCTCGTTTCCTACTTCTATTACATTATGTCGCTTTAAATGCGCTTTATGCTGAGAGCGACTGGTAATCCAGCTACCATCGCACATACTTTGATAAGGCTGAATATCAGCAGTTACCATCGGAGCGACTATTTTACGCTGCATTGTAATGCCGCAATGCTTTGGTAAATCCTCGTTCATTTTGGAGATAGAACGATAAACATCCTCTTCATGGCCGCATTGGCACATCATCGCGTAAATAGGCATTATCGATTCACCTCATCATCAGCACTTTCAGCAGCATTAATCTGCTGGCTGGTCAAAGTAGTTTGTGCCGTAATTTGTGCTTGCTCTAATCGGGCTTCATTATTCATCGAAGCAATAAGCACTTGGATTTGACCGCGCATGGATTCCAATTCTCTAGCATTAGCTTGGCGCTGCATTTCCAATTGAGCTTCCAAGCGAGCCTCCAATTGAGAACGTTGAGCTTCCAGTTGATTGCGGTTCTGTTCCTCTTGCGCCTGGAATTGCTGGCGGGCCAACTCAAGTTCTTTCTCTGCCTGAATCTCACGGTCTTTCAGCATCGCTTGCAGTTGAGCCTTCTGCTGTTCAGCTTGGAGATTAGCTTGTGCGGCCATTTCTTCCTTGCTTGGCTTAGGTTGCGGATTCTGTGCCTCTTGCGTCAATTGGTCGATCATTTGATCAATTGCGCCTTCCACAGTCTTGCCGACTTTGAACCCACTCACACCATATTTGAGGAGGAGAGCAGATAGGGGAGCAAGTTGGGGAGCTTGCTGAACAGCAGCCATGGCATCACGCAAGAAGCCAGAAACGGCACCCAAAAATTGAACGCGATCATTCTTTTCCTGCTCCTCATTCATCTGCACCATGGAATCGCTTGAGACTTCAATGCGGAAGCCCATTAGCGGGCCTTCCTGAGTCTCAGATTCAGGATTAGTAGCACGATCGCCCATCAGCAATTGGACTGCTGGACCAATCAATTGTTGGTCCGCAGGTTGAAGCTGCTGAGCAGAAGCAATCTTGAGGAAGTTTTCAGGCTGGAAATGCTTGCAAATGATCTGCGCTTTGATCTGCAATAGCTCAGTAGCAAACTTGACAACCGCTTCTTGATTGGAGCGCAGACGCATGCTGCCATACTGGCCCTTGAGCTTCTGTGCGCCGTAAGTCTCTTGCGGGTCAGACGAGCCACGGACGATATCCGAGATACCCATTAGCTCATAAATCTCGTTCTTGACCGCTTCCATGGCCTGATAAGCCTCATTCAGCGCTGCAACGATAGGAGCAATGTCAAAGATATCGATTGAACCTTTTAGGCCCGCTTTCTCAGAGAAGTTCTGGAAACTCTTTACCGGGATCAGATCCCCGTTACCAGCCTCTTTAAACAGCCGTGCAAGTTCAGGAATCGCAGCATCATAGACGCCTTTCACTACCAGCATCTTAATCAGACCATCAATACGAACAGCCAGTTTGTTAAGCTGCTGAGCCTGATCCTGATATTGTTTGTAGTCCGGCACCGGAACCAGCGTATCGCTGGTGAGCGTGGCATACAGAGGGCGCGGGCATGGGAAGAAGCATTCAAGCTTCAGAGGGTCAGGACGCTCATCAATGATCTGTTTCAGGGTCTTGGAGAACCAAATCGCTTTCTGATTCTCTTTGTCCCAAATCTCATAGATGCATGCCTGTGATTTCGCATCTTGACTGCTGTTTTGCGTGGAATTGCCGTTATTGATCGCGTCAGGCTTAGTATCGAGAGGAATGCGATAGGCAATTTCTTCGCCAAAGCGCTTAATTAGCGCATCACGGTTCATATAGACCTTACGCCATACTGCTGGGACTTCTTCCCATGTACGTGCCACTACATGCCCGAAATCCTTCCAGTGGACATAATCCACCGGGCAACATTCGTATTCAATCTCTTCAATCTGCTCGCCTTCGACGCCTGCGTCAGCATCATCAGTGACTTGTAGGCCATCTTCCGGCTCACCAGGCAGAGCGACAATATGCGGCTCATAGCGCACCCAAGCTTGCCCGCGCCCCCCTAGGAAGCGATCACGCACGCAGTTTTCCATTGCTGCGCCATAGTCGGGATAATGATCCACTTCAAAGCTTAGTGCGCGCTCAAGCAAAAGAGCGGCCACTCGGCCAACAGGATCGGTATCACGGTAGCGCCTGGAAACGTCAGGCTTGGGAAGGCGAGAGAATACCGCAGGGAGCAGTGTTTGAATGTTCGACCAAAGGATATTGAAATTGACCGATTGAGTATTACGATTATCCGCGTTACTGTCGAAATCACGGTAAATCTTAACAATCTTCTCTGAGCGATTCTCCCATTTCTTGAATTCACGCTCATAGGAAGCAATGGCTTCCACCCATTTTTGGGATGGACTAGTAACAATATCTCGATTATCAGTAGTTGCCATTTAAATGCGCCCTTGTTCTCTTTTAGGCGTCGAAGCCCACATTTCGTCTAGTGTAACATTATTTTTATTAATACCAACGAATATACCGCGCATATCCTCCGGTTTGGGCGCTGGCGGTTCTGCTTGCTGCATTATCTGACAGCCATAACTAAATCCATCGCCATCGTGGGATGACCAATCGTGAACCGGATCAGAGCCGAATATCTTTGCCTCTTCATCATATTCATAACGCCAGTTACGCAATCCATCTAATCCACGTTCGCATTTAGTCTGATTGAACTTGATTTTGCTAATCATTACCCGAGCAGCATTAACCCTATCGGCAATAGAAGATCGGGGAACCATGGCAACATGCTTTGTGCCGAATTTCTCAATGAAGATTTCAACAGCACTGTGCTTAGCGCTGAATGTCTTAGCCCTCGCATCATGCGGCATCCAGATTCGGCCTAATGCCGGCTTACCATCGCTATTCTTGTATGCCTCAAGCATATTGGACAGCTTGTAGCACCATTCTTCAGCATCAATTGCCCATCCACTCGCGTAATCAATGATCTGATAGCCACCTATTTGAGGCTGCCAGAACCACCAAGTAGCTGTATCTCGTCGACCCAAGTCACAGGTAATCTCGATTGGTGCGCCATATGGATCGTATTGCACGTCATCACTGACTCTGCCTTCTTTTTCAGCAGCAGCAATAGAGCGAGCCAGGATTGCGCCCATGATTGCAGCATCGAAGGAACAGAGATATTCCTGCTCAAACTTCGCTCGGCCGTAATCCTCGCCGAATGAATCGATGTATTCTTTCAGTTCAGCCGCCAATTGCGCAGGCGTCATCGTTCTTACGTCATATGCATCCAGGCGTTGAGCAAATACGTCCAGACCTGCACGCATGTTCTTTTCGGCCGCTGCGAAGGTCGTATAAGCGTGATTCCTGCCGCGTGGCGTCGTGATAAACGCTTGCCAGCCATTATTTTCCGCAATGATTGGGCGTAAGTAAGCCCTTACATTCGGATTAGATAACGCCCATTCGGAATAGACGATCCCCGCAGGAGTTGTACCAACCAGACTATCCGGGTTATCCGAGCCGACAACTTGCCATGTGCTGCCATTTATGAACTCAATGGTCATTTTGGTGTTGTCTACCCGGCGGCGTAGTTCATGCGGAAAGGCTTCGTCAATACGTTTCTTGCCAGTAGATGGATTCACTGCGTCCCAAATAGCTTTGCGTGCTTGGCTGTATTCGGGGAGCATATGCCAGTAGTTGGCAATACGCTCAAAGGATGCACATGCTGCCCAATGAAGGCATACAGCATCTTTACCAGCCCTTCGCGGCCAGATCAATTCGGCATGTCGGCCACCATTCTCCAGATATGACCATGCGGCCATCTGATACTCACGTGGCCGCCAATTGTTCGGTAGCTGGATTGTCGCCATTTATGGAGGGGTGACAGTCAGATGGACATAAGCCTGAGGGCTGGCAGCTACGCCTAAGACATTCACGCCAAGAACAGAGACAGAAGTAGTCTTAGTGATTTGGACGGTGACGCCCGTATTACTCACTGCCGTGATCTGCTGATTCCAGATCGCACCCGCTGTGCCATCTTCCACAGAGATTTGGACGTTAGGAATGACGCCAGCACCGTAAGCAATCGGGAATGTCCAGATCAACGTGCCTGATGTATTGGTCTGTGCTCGCGTGCGCTGAATCTCACAGACATTTGGCCTATTGAGGATTTGTGACGGGCCAGCATTCGCTTGCCAGTCAGCGTTGCAATGACCGCTTCGATTAGCGGCATTCATTAGCTCGATTCCCCGGCGTAGAACTCCACGGTAGCCGTACCAGAGCGGCAAATGGCGCTCACGAACTTAGCGCTATCAGCAGGAATAGCAAAGTTCACATCAGCATTCGGAGCGACATAGCAGCTGGTCACAGAGCCATCAGCGGGAAGCGTAGCAATCGCCGTTGCAGAAGTATCGCCTACCGCAATGAATACTGCTGCCGTGCCTTCATTGACAACACGTAAAGTATTGCCAGCATTAGACATTTGCTTAGGCGTTGGTGCGCTTGTGGTGGCCGCGAATGTGGTTACTTTGGATTGAGCGCTAAATAGGTTTGCAGTCTGCATAATATCCTCAATTTGTATAAAGATGGCCTTCCCAATCCATACTCACAATCATCGCATTATTACTTGTCCCAACGCATTGTGGAATGAAATTGAATCTTTGCGCCACACGAATCTTAGTTTCAGCCCGAAGAGTAAATGGTCCCATATCCGTACAGGTAATTGCTTTAGGCGCTGAAACAGATCCGTTAGGATTGCGGAAGTTTAAGCGAAAATCTGCACCGCGTGGAGTACCAGTTAATCCAGAGGACAGAATCTTGGCTTCCATGGAGAATATCTCCAATGTTTTACCAATCGGCACAGTATAAACAGCATTGGAGAGATTACCAGTAAATGCAGGGATAATGCCGCGTACCTTTGTATTATCCCCTGCGCTACCAGTGACACGGATTGTAATGTCGCCTTGGTTCTTTACTCGCTGAGCAGCCGATGTGATCCGACCAGTAGTTGCACCATTTAGCCATGCATAAGCAGCAGCGTTAGGAAGCGTTACAGGCGTAGTACCGTTGAGATTGACTGTGAAGGCTGCGATTTCGTTATAACTGAAATCGAGAATGGTGAATGTGACTGTTTCGGAGCCGGAGCCGCCTACCGTGTCATTGGCGCTGCTAGAGACAACTTCCCATGACTCATTAGCTGTCGGGAAGGTCATTTCGTTGTTCACCCCGGCCCAAATGTCCTGAGCGGCAGATAGGCTAGAAAAAGCTGTAGCAATCGATCTGGTACAGAGAGCGTTTACCCTTGCTACGCCTGAGACAATGTTACGGCTTACATCTGCTGTGAAATCTCGCTCAATGCCCCCGCCAGATCGGCTCATGATTATTCCTTTGGTTGTCCTCCAAAGCGAACAATTTGGACGCTCAGAGGCGAATCTTTGTCACCAGTGACTTGTAGAGGCAGCAGTTTAGGGTAGATGGTTCCCCAAAATACGCGTTCATTGCTCGGGTCTTCTTGCGCCCATGCTACTAATCGCTCTGGGCCGCCTAGCTTTTCAGCAGCCAATGCAATTGCTTCTTTAGCGGATTTAGTAGTTTTGGATAATGCGCCTTTAGGCTTGCCAGGATTACCCGGCTTGAATCCATGTGTATTTTTCGCTGCTGCTGGCATTCTCATTCACGCAAGTAATCGCGTGCCATTGAATTGATATTGGGAGATATTCTACTGCTATTTTGTTGATTTGTGGTTTTTATGCTGCGCTTCTCGTTTTACTGAGTATGCAATCGCCACAGCTTGATCTTTTGGCTTTCCGCTCCTAAGTTCTTTAATCAGGTTCTCTTTGAATGCCTTGGATGATTTGGAATGAATGAGAGGCATAGTAGCTCCGGTTAAAAAAATCCCGCTAGTGGCGCGTATGTCCATAGCGGGCAAAATGGAGGGTGATGCTAGGGGTGAAACAAAGGAAACTGGAGCGCCACACAGGACTTGAACCCGCATCAATCGGACTAGAACTCCGATGCACTATCCATTGTGCTAATGGCGCTTTGAAACTGGAGAACAGGGAGGGAATCGAACCCACTTACCAATTTTTAATCGCCCCAGACGCTTCCCCTGCACTTATGACAGCTTTACACTGTCTTGGCATCTATAGCGTGCTTGCTCTCTAACCTGACTGGCTTGGAACTAAGGAGGTTTGCCAAGTTTTGCAAGGCTTTCCTGCGCAGTCATTTGCCCCAGCCATTTCTGGCTACCGGTATAAGCGGCTGATCGAGCGGGGCTCCCCATTGGTCTTTGTGGTGGCCGGTGCTGATCTCCGGCACAGTCCTGCTTTTGCATGAGGACAGGCGCGCATACCATGCGAATCAGCCTTCGCATTCACCACACAACTGCTGATTCCCCAACGGGAATTCAAAAAGGCAGGATGCCATCGATATTCAAGAATCAGCATGTGTGTGGCGACTGGTTACGCCAGTCAGGCGTGTGGCGAAACGGCGGGGAGCGCATTGCGACCTAGGATTGCCCAAATCCACCACCGTTCAGTATTCTGGGCTTTGCTTGCTGACACCACAGGTAAATTATACCTCAAAACCTCTCCCACTTACCCATATCCACCCTTTCTAAGATTGGTGGTTTCTTAGGATCGTTGCTTGGGATATACGTTCTCTTTGTGATCTGGAATTTTTCACCGCCCATGCGATTCTCCTGGCGCTCAGTGTGAGCGTCTATTTGGTGCTTGGCTTCGTCATGGGCATATTTCATTTTTCCTGATCCTTTCCCTCATTGAAAAGGCGATCGTATTCTTTGGAGAACATCAGCAGATCACGGATGATCATTCCTGCCAATATTACGCCTAGTCCAATGAGAATGAAAGTAATCTCGATTCCGTCAATGCTCATTTTTCTCCACCAATATCTTGATTTTCTGTGTGGTCGATAGATGCAGCTTCCATTGGGCTTTGCTCAATCCGATGCTTCTCGGAACCCAATGTGTATGCTTGTCCCTTCCTCGGAATCTGCCAGCGTAGCGGCCTTCTCTTTGGTTTCGGCTTTGTTGGATCATTCTTCTTCCTCCGGCATAACCCATCGTTGCACCGGCATTGGCACTCGGCATAGTGCATGACAGTAAACAATAAGCTTTTCAGTTCTTTGGTCTTCCGGCCCTAGAAACCCGTCGTCCTTGAATTTCTGAATAGTCTGATACCACAGATCATTTATAGGGAGATCTAGATTCTCCCTCCATTCTGGCGATGCATATATCGTCAAAAGGATCTTTATTTCATATGGACTCATATCTCACCCAATCGAAGCAATAGCGAAGCGTTCAGCCCTTACCCGATCCATCACGGCCCTATGCTCCATGCGTGGCTTGAGTACCTTGAATACTGGCTTTGCAGCCTGTTCAGCAGCAAGTTCCCGTTCGGTCGGTAGGTAATATCGCTTACATTTGCCCAATGGTTCCTTGCGGATAATCTTGTCCTTATCCATGTTCTCCAGCACCAAGCGCAACGCTGGTAGTCCAATCTTTAGCTTGCGGCTCATCATCATGTCTGTGAATCCGCTAGGCTCGCTTTGTAGTAAGCGCATGATTTCGTTTCGGGCGAATGCTTCGGTATATTCTTTAGTCATTCTCTTTATCCTCGCTGAAAATACCAAGATATTCATTATCAACCGCATTTTCATTTGCGGGCAATTCAAAAACTTCAAACTCATTCTGGCCGCCATCCCTCCATGAATATTTCTTTCTGCATGACTCGGCGACCTGATCTGCAATTAGTTTGTCATCAAACACGCCAACAATCTTGCTGCCCACTCCACATTCAATGCAGCCAATGTTAAACACCAAATATTTCATTTCACACTCCATGATAGTTGTTGTAAATCTGCATTATCTTCAACAATGCACCATCTGATAATGGGCGCATGTCTCGCTTTTCTCCTGCAATCAGAGAGTAAATCTCCAATTGCCTTACATCATCTACTGCTAGCCTGTCTTTGTCTGCATATCGCAATACTTGGAGACAGGCTTGTGCTGCTTCTTCTCTTCCTATTCGACCGGGGATTTCGTAGGGCATGATTCATTCTCCAAGAAGTATTGAGCTTGCTTGAGCCCGATTCCTAGCTGCTCCAGACCGCCTTGAATCACCATTACGGCCTTTTGTGCATCGCCGATGAGTCGCACGCCAGGATTGAATTTGATGCCCTCTGAAGCGTTTTGTGCGCCAGCAATGCCGATTAGCTTGCCCGGATACTCAGGGACTTCATCGCGCATCTTGAAGCCCCTATATCGGTTCATGAACTCGTTTGCCACGAAAGGCCATTCGTCGTCCGTCTTTTCTCCGAACCGAATCCAGCCTCCCATATCTTGGATAACCCTGTGGATAACTGCATCATCGAATGCGACATCGGCATAAGTCCCGACCTGTCGCACTGCCTTGTCAACCTTTGACCATGCCGAGCTAGCCTGATCGACCGTGCGGCCCTGCAATACTTTCGCCAGATCGCTAATCTTCGGCATCCAGCGACCAGCTTCGTCAGGGCTTTGCGTATGCGCCCAGGCTGCTTTTTCGATAGCCTCATAGTCGTATTGCTTCAGCCCTTCCCAATACAGCTTGATAGCGGTCTTGGATAGCTCCTGCTTGTAGTAGTCTGACAGCCCCAGCATCAGGGTTGCGAAGCGCTGCTTTTCCTCGATATTGTCTAGCATCATTCGCCCCAAGTATCGCTAGTGGCCGCCCCGTATTTCCCCCAAATATATGATTTGCATGTAGGACAATTCACATAAAACGCACCCATGTCTCTCTGGTCAGAAGAAATAGTTGCTTCTCCATGTTGGAATTCGACAACAGTCCCACATTTATTACATGTCCCATGACACACCCTCTGCTCGGGGATAGTTCCTTTCCTTATAACCTTCATGCTTCCTCCAACCAGTCTTGCAGGTTATTTGCGGTCACTTGACCCTGCTTCCCAAGGCTAGTGAATCGGGATTGCGCTTTCTTTTCTTCTTGCTTTAGAGCAAACAGCCCCTGCCAGCTATTGAATGTCGATTGGTCTAGCACCGCGCCAGGGTCATTGCCAGTCTCGCGCAAGCAATCCAATGTGGTGATTGCCATCTTGATTGCACGGTCGGTCATTGGCTTCCGAATTTTTTTGCGCATTTCAACGTAACCGGCCCAAGCATCAGCGGGCACCCAATCAGGCAGCATTTGCAGCCTCTTTTTTTGCGCGTCGAGCTTCAGCACCTTTTTTGCCAGCAGCCCTAGCTTCCTCACTTGTGTAACGATGGGCAGTACCATTCTTGTGATTTACAGCAGCGCCCATCCGTTGAATTTCACGAGCGCGCTCAGGATTCATTGCAGCGAAACCGCGTTTTGCTTTTACTTGTTCTTCCATTTCACTACCTCCGTTGTTCTACTTCTTGTTTAAGTTCTACATCTTCCTGTTTCTTACCATCTTGTCTTCAGGTTACATCGCTAGGATGAAGACTGGAGAGATTTGGTTAAATACTCGCCTAGAGAGCCTTATATAAAGGTTCCCTAGCCAAGTACCAATATCGCGTAGGAAGTTAGCTATCGCTTCATTGGTGCAGTACCATCCAAGTTCACTGCTTCCAGAGTTACGCGCCTTGAACGCCCCGTTGCTGGTCTCTGGACACCCTTGCGGGCGACTCTTATCAGTTGCACTCTCAACGATCCCCCGCAGTGCTCTCGATCAAGGTACGGTGCCGGTTGGCGTCTAGCTTGATCCAATCAGTGACAAACCTTTAGACGAAAAAAAGACCGCAGATTCGTTTAAGTGGGCTTGCGTTTGGCGAACGCTGAAGCAGTTGTATCGACCCTAGATTTAGGTACAACTACTCCAAGGTAAGCCCACTTAAAAAAACATGCGGTCTTTCTTGGTTCCTTCTTTGTCTAGGGTCGATAACTACATCAGGCGGCCAGGCACTGATGAAACAATCTTACTCGTTCTCAACGTTTCAAGCAAGAACCTTTGCAGCTTTCATAATTGAACTGTTGCAATTTGATGCTCGGCAATGTTGACACCGAGCATATAGGATGCTATTTGCCCTGTTTTACAGCTTCGATGATGGCATCCTTATCGATAGTAAATAGTTCATGCAGCAAACCACGCCATCCATAAGACGTTCCCCTGCCTATATCGCCCTCCAATGACTTGGCTAGCATTCGTGCGACTGCTGCTTCCATCGCACTGTCGTAGAGCTTATCCAGCATGGCTTCTGGCACCATTCCTTCGGCTAAGTTGGTAACTGGAGGCTTCCATTCCTCTGCACCGTTATCCACAAAGCCACTGCGCTTCAGAGCGCGAATAGCACGATCATGGATTGCTGCTGGTACTACGTCGCCATCCTGAATGCATCGAGCGATGGCGGCGTTGGCGACGATCTCTAAGTATTTTAGATATTCGTCCATGGCCCTAGGGACAAAGTACATCAATTCCTGATCCGTCATCTTCGTCTGAGGATACTTTGGAGGCCCTGGCTTGATGCGGTATTGCTCTATTTCGCGGCTCCAGATGGGATCATTCCCATTGACATCTTTCCAGCGATCCCCATCCAAATATTGTACGATCGCACCATCGGCCCATTGCTTAATGAGTTCGGCATGCTTATGTGGTTTCATTTTCCCTCCTTCAGTTTCTTCAGCTTCAATCTGTATTCATCACGAATAGCCTTCAGTTCGTCAGCATCAAACTTCCTCGGCGCATGATCGGCTTCCAGGCGTTCAACTTCTTCCAGTCCTACACGTGCTATCAAGCCAATCCTAAAAGCCGCCTGATTCCCGCTTAGGTGAACGTTACAAGGCATGCATTGTTTAGCAATATTACGTTCATCTAAGGCCAAGTTTGGCCGAGCGCCGCGAGACAAATAATGCCCTGCTTGCCATGTACCATCGAACCATTTCCCGCAACTGATGCACGGTAGATCGTGATCGCGTTCCCGCACATACGCATTCACAGCCACTTGTGCATCCCTCATCCAATCACGCCGAGATTTCAATGCTTGCTTGCGCTCTCGATCTTTCTTAGCTTCCTGCTTCGCTAAACGCTCCTTAGCGACGATTAAACCGCATTCTGGACTGCACCATGCCTCGATGCTCCTAAACGGCTGAAACTTCGTTTTACAGGCTTTGCAGATGCGTTTGCGTGGCCCTGGCAATGGCTTTGGTTCTGTCGGCATGGTTCTCTTGAATGCTGTTCGTCGGAGTTCGGTTTGTCTCATCGTTCCTCGCGTGTGTTGGATTTTTTAGGCTTGGCTTTTCTCCTGTTAGCCGCTTGCTCCTTAGGGGTAGCCCATCGGCAGTTTTCAGGTTCATAGTTCCCATCATTGTTGATGCGATCAATGCTTAGTCCATCAGGGCAAACTCCCATGTCATCCAAAAAATATTGAAAGGAATGCCGCCATCTATCACAGACAACTATCCCACGCCCTGAATAAAAATGAGCTTGTGCATAATTTGGGTTATGGCATCTTGTAAGCATATTGCACCAAATCCTATACGTCCTTGTGCCATGCATGCCATGCGTCTTTCTTGCTTCTGAAGCCCTTTGATATCTAGTACAACCGCATGACTTTGTATCTCCTTTGAATACATGTCCCGCTCTAAATGCTCTTATAACTCCGCATGAACATCTACATTCTATGTATGCCCTATCATTTATAGATGGCAAATAACGAAGAAGTGTAAGATCGCCCCAAACGGAACCGATCGGCTTTTTTCTAGATTTTGCGTCTTCTTTTTTTAAGCGCTCCATTGAATCTCCAGTTCAGATCCGAACGCGGATAGCCATTCGATGAAGATACTAGCCAGTTCAACGGGAAAGCGTCTAGTCTGGACACCAAGCATCACCACGCCAGAACCATCAAGAGCCGGAGCCATATCCAGATGGCCCATAGATTGCCAAAGCGGAGCAATCGTCGGATCGGTGATCGTATCTCGTTTGAACTGGTCGACAAGCAAGCGCTTCATATCCTCCGCATCCCATTTCTTCCCACAATGCTCATACTGCCTTGAGATATCGCCGATCATGGCATGATACTTCTGCTCCTGGTCGCGGCTTTTGCTCCTCCCTTTATACGGTTCTACAGTCACTTGCATAGGCTTATCTCCGCATAGCGGCAAATTCCTGATAAGCCCTAGCAAGGTATCGCGGTTACGCTCTTCACGGAGGAAGAATACGCGCTTGGGGACGGTCATGGCATAGCCTTCCCAATTTCAGAAGCAGCACGGACGATGGCGCGGCGGGTGGCCTTGTATGGACAATCATCAACATCTTCATAAACGTCTATTGATGCGTCATTGTTCTGACATCCAGCTCTTGAGTAATCGTCAGTAGGTGGATACGGAACCAATTGCAACTTCACCGCCAACCGCAGCGCATCGCCGTCGTCGGTGAGGGGATTCCAGTAGAAGTCACGGCCCTTGGTGCGCAGCCACGACGATGGTGGAACGCCGCCACCAGTGGCGAAGTGCAGTTCCGCGCCGATAGCCTTTGCCGCCAAGATCAGTAATTCACGATCATTCATACGATAGCCCTCAGTTTCATCATTGTCCCAAGCATCGCCAGGAGCAGAGTTTTTCCTCTTTCATCAAGAGCTTCAAAGTTAGCCAGCAATTGAGCACGGCGAGTCTGCTCCTCGGTCAATACTGCGCGCTCTTGGTTGTTTGCACGTTTGATTCCGTCATAGGTAAGCATGGCTATTTCTCCTTTTTGATACGTACATAATAGGCTTCTGGCTGAACTTTTTTGTAGCCAGCATCGCGTAGCATTACTTCTGTTGGCAATTTCTCACCGCACATCACAGCTGACACAAAAGCTGCTGATACCCCCCAGGCTCTAGCCGCCTCTCCCTGCGTTCGATACTTACGAGCGATCAGCACTCGTAGTTCGATTACGACTTCATCTTTAGTTTTCATGGACTTCCTTTCCTTAGCTCGTGAACCAAGTGTAGTTTATTTTCTGAAATCGTGCAACACGAAATTGCAACGCGCTTGGTTATCGATTTTTGTTGACTTGCCCCGTCAATCATGCGACTATAGAAACCATCAGCAGCCCAACAACACAAATAGGAGCCTGAAATGTTCGAACGATTCCGCCAGCAGTTAGCAGAGATTCGCCGTCCTCGCCAGGAAGCAGATGAGCATGAAATGTGCGGTGACTGGCAGGAACAAGGTTACAAGTCGTTCTCTGACGAGATTAACCGTGGAGGCGGGGAAGTAGCTGTATTCGTGTTTGGACTGTTGTTTGCGGCATCGGCTTTGATGGCTATTCTGTGCGAAGTTTTGGAGTGGCTGCAAAAGTAGTTATTGACTCGTAGAAAGTAGTTGTTTAGAATCGCTTGCAATGGTGTGGGAGCCAGAGTAATTCGAACGCAGAATCCAGGCCGTTAAAGCTTGGGATCTGTTGAAATGTAAGGCACTTATCTGCGTTCAGCCTACATTTCTCTCCCTCCAGATTCCAGTCTTTAGCGGCCTTTTTGCTTTCTGGACTCTTCACCATTCGCACTCCGAGCGATATTAAGCGGGCATGTTGTTCCCGGCGCGGAAGAAAAGACAGTGCGCTTACTGGCAAGACGGCGCAGCGGGCATTTAACGGTGACCTCGCACGAACGAGCAGAAGAGAATGACAGATGCGTTAGCCGCGATAAGGCGCTCGGAAGAAGGAACGTTAGCTTATGGCAGCAGTAGTACAAGGTAGATGAATTGCCCTGTATGGCTGAAAGAGGGATGGTCAATCTCTCTTGTCTTGCCTTATACACTTCAAATACATAGGAGGAAGTAATGGGTAAAGCATACCTAATCATGAAACAGGCTAGTAGAGCATGGGGGATAAACTATGCTCGGCCGCACGAGGTGCATCAGACTCGAAAAGAAGCGAATGCTGAATGCAAACGGCTAAACGAGAGAGCACAAAACTTGACGTATTTTGTAGAACCAGTGGATGTTGCGAAGGAGCAGAAATGACGCTGCAAGAGTTAGAGCAAGTAAAGCAAGACCTGGCTAACGGGATCATTATCTCTCGCAGCCAGTGGGTTAAGGTGCTGGATGCAGCCATTGAAGGCGCAAAAGTGGCTAGCTACATTCAAAAGGCTAGCTATCACAACACCACATACATCAATTGTGAATTCAATATCGATAGTGAAGATGGGGATCTGGTGAAGGCTATTTTGAGGGAGGTGAGCCTTGCAGATCATGAAGATTGACGCAGCTCGAGAGCGGGAATTGCACCAAGCCTACCTTGATCGCAAGTTCCCTATGTCTCCCAACATCTGGAGACCAACACTTACTAAAGAACAGGAGGAGCAGCAAAAGAAAGATATTGCAGCAGGACTAATTCCGTTCTAACATAGCAGTTCAAACCATTTAAACCAGTAATAACCAAAGGAAAACCAATGTCAATCGCCACCCTCATCATGGGCGAGTCCGGTACGGGCAAGTCCACCTCTCTCCGCAATCTCGATCCAGCTGACACGCTGCTGATCCAGGCAGTAAAAAAACCTCTCCCTTTTCGCTCTCCAAGCTGGAAGCCTGTTTCATCTGAAGGCGGCAATATTCTTGTCACTGATGACAGCGCGAAGATTGTTGCTGCGATGCAGAAAACTAAGCGTTCAATCATTATCATCGATGATGCTCAGTACATCTTGGCAAACTCGTTCATGCGCCGCGTTCTTGATCATGAAACCGGCAATCAGGCATTCGCTAAATACAATGAGATTGCGCGGATGGCTTGGGATATCTTCATGTGCGCATCCTCTCTTCCTGAGAACAAGCGTGTGTACATTCTGAGCCACACAGAAACGAGCGAAGCGGGCCGAACGAAGATCAAGACTATAGGTAAGCTTCTGGACGATAAAATCGTCTTGGAGGGCCTTGTAACGATCGTCTTGCGCACTCTTCGCATCAATGAATCCTACATCTTCGCTACACAAAACAGCGGTAGCGATACAACTAAATCGCCTCTCGGTTTGTTTGAAAATGAACATATCGAGAACGACCTAGCAGCAGTAGACAAAGCCATCGTTGAATACTATGGCATCAACCACCCAACCAAGGAATAACCATGTACCAACTCAATACTGAACTCGCATCCAAAGCTGACACCATCGGTGCATACATCAACGATACTGGTAAGTATGTAGGCAAATTCATCCGCGCTGAGAAGTTGGTCAGCGCGAACAAAGGAACCCATGGCATCGGCTTTACGTTCCAAGCCGATGACAACCGCGAATGCCGCTTCGACATCTGGACGATGCGCGAGAATAACGAACCATTGCAAGGCCTGAATCAGATCAATGCCTTGATGGCCTGCCTGAAGGTTCGTGCACTGACTGAATCTGTCCGCAACGTCAAGAAGTGGCACGATGGCAGCGAGCAAGTGATGGCTGCTACCTGCTTTAGCGAACTGATGGACAAGCCTATCGGCCTTCTGCTGCGCGCTGAAGAGTACGAGAAGATGCAGGATGGTTATGCAACTGGCGAATATGCCTGGCGCATGGGCCTGTTTGCTATTTTCCAGGCTGGCACCGAACTGATGGCATCGGAAATCCTGTCTCGCAAAACGAAGCCTGAGCAGCTTGGAAAAGTAATCGGACTGCTGGCAGATAAGCCACTGAAAAAGAAATCGGGCCAAACTGGCAGTACTGGCGGTCAGTCTAGCCGACCGGCTGCGGCCCCTGATTTCATGGATGATGATCTTCCGCCATTCTGATCATGGATACCTTCGAACTAGAAGAAGCCATGCGTCTGATGCGTGACGAATGCGTACGCATGCTATTGGATAACGTTGATCTTGTGCAGAGCAATGGTCATGAGAAAGAGGCTAAAGCACGACGTCATTATGCTGAACGGATGAGGACAATCAATCCTTCGGTGATCCTGGCGAACGCTGGCAAGAAAGAGCCTGATCCTGATAGCCAAGCTGCATTTGAATCTGTCGCGCCAGAGTTTCATCTGAACACGATGCACAAGCCATCCGATAGCTATCCAAAAGGAAGCTATTTATATCCAGTGACTAACCAGTCATGGGAGCTATGGCAAAGAGCAGTCCAATGGGCTGATAGTCGAAAGACGTAAAACAACACTCCCGCTTCGGCGGGATTTATTTTGTCTGAACACTTGCTTTATGCCGCATCTGGATGCATACTGATAACTCATACAGAACAACGGAGAGTGAAATGACAGGGAAGCAAAGTGCGGCGATGGATAAAGCAGAAAAAGCAGTAAAGGGAGGTACATTGACGCCTTCTCAAGCTGCGAAAAAGTATGATATTTCCTTGCAGGGGATTTACAAGCGTCCATGGTATAAAGCATGGCGTGCAGAACAAAAGGCAAAGGAGCAGAGTCATGACTGACTTCGACCCATACAGCCAGAAGATCGCCGACGTCTGCTCTCTAATCCGCCAGCACGGTAAATGCGAAGCCTGGGAACTGTTCAAGAATGCTGAGAACGGATTGGAAGTGCTTTGTGCGATTGTTGATGCGGTGAGGGCAGAAGCCCAAGCAGCAGTGCCTGTGCCATCGCCTGAAGAACTGGATGCATTGGGCTATCAGGGCGATGCCTGGATCGAGTTGCTGCAAAAGATCGAGGGTTACATGAACGCTGTGGATAGCGCCGGTAGCCAGTTTGGCGCAGAGCCGGAAGCTGCTGAGCAAGCCATCTACGCCTACGTCTGGTCGCTGATGCAACGTGGCCTCCCCGCCCCTATCGCAGTAGCAGAACAGACCAGCCATGCAGATCACAACTGAAGCCGCGACGGTCTATCGCGGCGGCGGCCGGCGCTGGTTCACGAAGCTTTCAGCCTGCCGCGCCGAGGCCCGAGCCAAGATCAAAGCGCGCTGCGCTTGTGACACGTTTGACACTGGCGTCTATGGAACGGGAAGCATCACCTGCTCGCTGCATAACGCCGACCGCTACCCGAAAATCCTGCGGCGCCTGACTCGGATCTACATGGCCGCCACCCAACCATCTAAGAAGGAAGAATAATGGACAACAAAGAACAATGCCGCGCTGAGTTTGAAGCGTGGGCAGCAACTCGCTTCCTTCGTCTTGAGAAGTCATCCATTGATGACAGATACTGCTACGCTGAAACACTAAGCTCCTGGGGCGCATGGCAAGCAGCTCGCGCCACCTCTCCCGCTCCGGCAGTAGTGCAGATGACCGCCGATGCCCGAGATGCGGCTTTGCTGCGCGCCCTGATCGCAGATTATAGGCTCGGCTACCGCTGGCGCATGAAGAACGGCAGGCAACAATGGCAGGTCGTGGACGATGGCGACCCTTGGGGCAAATGGGGAGAGTTCCGCGAAGTTATGAATACTTTCCTCGGGGTGAAGCATGGATAAGATGCGCGCCGACTTCGAGGCATGGGCCAACAAGAAGTTTGGTTCCACGGACTTTACCAAGGGCCGTAGCGGCGGGTATGTGAACGACCGCCTCCACTTGCGATGGGAAGTATGGCAAGCCGCACGTGCCACCTCTCCCGCTCCGGCAGTAGTGCAGATAACCGATGCGCAGCCGAAATTGACGGTGTGGTACGGCTCGATGCCTGAATCGAACGGCAAGAGCAACTACACCGCGATCTTGAACCGTGCTGATGCGAAGGGTCTGGATGCGTTCTGCGGCTTCACGATTGCCCGCTCCGAATACCCTGACCGGGTGCGGTATGAAGCGGATTGTGTGCGGCACCTGATCGGTGAATTGCCTGAAAAGCCATGTATCACTGACTATGACGCCGACAAGCACAGCGGCTACGTTGCGCCTGCCGCTCTTGCTAAACAGGTTCCAGCGCAAGAGCAGGCATGGATCAGTGTGACCGACAACCTGCCGGGCAACTACATCAGCGATGACTCGCCGTGCAAGCTCGATGGCCGGGAAATCCCACCAGCCATCCAAAGCAAGCGCGTGCTGGTGGCTTTGTCGGACGGTTCTGTGCGTGAAGATAGGATGGAAGGCTTGCAAGGCAATACGCCGTTCTGGTCGGCCTTCCGCGACCGCGTCACCCACTGGATGCCACTCCCACCCGCGCCCGCTCAACTCGCGCAAAGCGCTGATAAAGCGGAGGAATGAGCGATGGCCGATTTCAAACAATCCTCGATTTATCAAATTGGCGTTTTCCACGCGCAATTGGGCAAGCTATTAATGGACCCAAAGACCGATATGAAGAAGCTGACCGACTTCTGTCATAAGTACAACACTGATTTTCAATTTCAGTTTATGCCTATCACACTTGCAGAAGATCCAGCATGCACCACCAAGCCAGAACAGGCGGATACAGGGGATGCGAAATGAGGGTCGTAACCCTCATCCCACTCACCAAGCGCGCCAAGCAGATCGTGAAGCAGCATGGCGAGCGCTGGGAAGTCATAGTGAGTCAGGACAACGTGATATTTGCTGGCAGTACTCCTGGACCATGGATCTACGTTCAGCCGTTGACCGAAGAGCGAGCCCCAGCCAGCAATATACGTGATGCTCGCTTGGAATCTGCCTCGCGCTGGGTCCACGAATTCAGCGACGAGAATTTCAAGGTCGCCCCATAACCCATTCATTCCTCTAAGGGAGAAACACATGATTAAAGAATTCATCGAACGCTTTGAGGTAAACAAAAATATCCTGCGCACTGCGTTCGCGGAGGCGCATCCAGATAGCTACAAGGAAATCGTGCAAGGCGTCATCCGCGCCATTCAAGGCGAAAGTGAATATGACGCGCCATCTCCTAACCGCATCCATGAAATTGATGATGGTGATTATCAGGGCACGCTGGTCTATGTGATCGCGGCAGGAGGCTATCAACCAGACGATTATTGGTACGTCAAAGTCGGTTATGGCTCCTGCAGTGGTTGCGACACGTTGCAAGCTATTTCTGGTTACAGCGATGAGAAGCCGAATGATAGCCAGATCGAGCAGTATATGACTCTCGCTACGCATATTCTGCAAGGTTTGAAGAAAATGGGTGACGACAACCAAACCGGGCCTTACTGAGGAAATACCATGACGACCACCACCGAAAGCCAGATCACCTCTGGCAAAGCAGAGAGCATCGATACGCCGGAGTTTCGTGAACTGCTGAAGAAATACCATCACAGCACAACCTGGGATACGAAGCTCATCGCCCACATCGAAGCCGTGCGCGAAAAGGATAGGCAAATTGCTTTTGCTGAAGGCATGAAAGCGCCTGATAGCGCTTACACGCAGTTGATCGCCGACCGCGACCACTGGAAGGCCAAATGGGAAGCCAATCGAGCCGGCCGTGAATATGCGGAGCTTTCGGACAAAGAACTGTCCGATCCTGAGTATATGCGCGCCTATGTCGAAGGCTGCCAAGAAAGCTTTGCTGAAATGCTCGCTGCCCGACAAGCGCCTGATGCTGGCCTAATTGCAGCGGCAGTCGAAATGATCCGCGAGCGTGGCGTGCTGTCCACACGAGTTAATGGATCTGTTATGACGCGTGCTGATATTGCTGGTGCGCTTGCCATTCTCTCGCCCGCACAGCAAGAGCCAGCCAGCCCTATCGCCGATTTCATAACTAGCCAGAAGCCGCTGGATGCCGATATTGCCAAGGTCATCAGCGACAACGCATTCGATTTGTATGCGACTGATGAAGCGGCCAGCGCCACCGATGCAGGGCAAGAATTGAAGAACTGTTTTTGCGGCGGCAAGCCTGTAATCCAGAAGCTTCATGACGGATGGCAGAACTGGATTGAATGCGGCGACTGCTCCAACGAAACAGCGCGCAAAGGCACGCTGGAACAGGCGAAGGAAGAATGGCAACGCATCGCCACCCCAGCGCAAGCCACGCCAGAGGGCGGACATATTGAGCCATGGGAAAATCGCGAAGCGCCGGAAGGAAGCATTAACGCAATGCTCGCTGAGATTTCAGAATATCGATCCCTTGCGGCCAGTCAGCAGGCAGCAGAGCCAGTGATTTACGTGCGCAAGTGCGACATTGACGGCACTTTCCATGGCGGGCTTGTTCAAGGATACAAGGTCGCAGAAGGCTACTGGAATGTGCCACTGTACCGCGCAGCACCGCTACAGCAGGTAGAGAAAGACAACTGACTTGCAATATAGTTGATGTAAACTATTGACGTACCGTAACCGGACGGTTTCCGGGGTAATTAAAGGGAGTTAAAATGTTTGTACTTATCGCTATTATTATCTCTGCAAATTCCTCTGTTGCAGTATTTTCTCAGGAATTTAGTAGCCAAGCCTCGTGCCAAGCGGCGAAGCAAGTTTTTGATGCTTCGCATACTCTTTATTCTGGATCTGCTTCTATGTGCGTTGCAAAATAATATTTTCTTAAAGAAAAGCCCCTTAGTGGGGCTTTTTCTATTTCGCTGCACCTTTTACCTTTTCCACAGTCCTCAATCCACCTAAACCAAGCATGCCGAGCAGGATCGTGCTCATTTCTGTGTAATCGAATTCAGGCAATGTGATTGGATGCCCTGCTAACTGCATGACAACGATCAATAGAGGGCCACCAATGAATTTAAATCCGAAGGCGGCAGCACAGCACCATCCAACTGCGGGCCGCCATCCTGACACGAATAAAGAGGAATTAGAGGCTTCGGATTTGTTTACCTCCATTTGCCCAACAGCCAATTTCACATCAGCATCTAGTTGAGCAAGTTCGCCAGTCTGGGCCAACCGCATCACTTCAAGCTTTGCATCAGCAGCAGCTTTCGGATCTGGAAACAGCTTATCTAGGATATTGCCTAGCAGGGGAATCAAGGTCGGCCACATTAGAATTCTCCTGTCCGAATCATTTCAGTAACTCGCTTAGCCCTGGCTGGGACTTGCTTAGCCCATCGACTATCAAGCGCTTCATTGGCAGCAAGCTCATATTGCCCATTGCGAAGGAACTGGAGTGACTTCTTAAACGCCAGCAATCCAGTGATCCCAAGCTGAAAGCACATCGAAGCTAAAGCCACTTGTCGCGCATCGCACATGCCGCGCCACCAGGTCAGATTAACGTCTAGTTGGCGCTCTACTCGGGTGATATCGTTTCCGAGCAGATACATGATTTCATCGTCAGACAGGCCAACATCGTCTAGGTTTCTGCCTACCCCAATGCTGGTCTTGCCCATAGTATCGCGATAAGGCTTATTAACTTTATCTTCTTCGCGCTCCAGATGTTCAATGAGCTTTTGACGGTTCATACTTCATCCTCTTGACGATAACTACGCCATTCCCTAACTAGTTTAATAACTTGAATCGTCAAAACTACTGCGGCCGTACACATACCTAATGTCACAGAAATAAATCCCATCCATCCGGTGATAATTTCCATTCTTGAAGCGACGCCAGTTGCACCAGCACCAGCAGCAACAAATGTAGCAACTTTCGGATTACTAGCCGCTGTGAAAATGGCTTCTTTTGCGTTGTCGATTTGATCGTTCATTTCGTTTCCGCTTAATGATCAGCCTAAGCCCTGACACTAGGAGCGCCAGGAACCACAGCGTGCTCGTAATAGTCAGCATCGTGGCGGCCCACATATAAGAGTCGTAGATATTGCACATAGCTCAAAATCCCAATCAGATAGTTATACATTTCTGGCGGGGAATAGGCCATATATAGGCGATAACCTACGTAATTAATGACCACTGAAGCAATGCATGAGGCTTGTATGTGGTCGCATAAACGCCCTGAGATAAGATGCTGGGTTATCCAGAGCAAAAACAAATCAACGGCGGCAGCGCTTCCATGATAGATAAACATCATCTGCGGAGTATTATCGCATCCGAGCATTATCCAATCATGTACTTTTGCTGAGAGCACAAATACAGCAATAAGTAAAAAGCGATGCCGCCATCCGTTCATTTTGTTTTTTTCGGCTTCGGAGGGATCATCGTTTTTTGATCTGGCGGACGTTGTTGACCACCACCACCAGTTGCCATATTAATATTTTTCATAAATATCCTTATATTAAGAGATTTTTTTAATATTACCATCTTCAAAAATATAATCGAACTTTGTAAAATTGTCAGGCAATTCTATGTCGATAATTTCATAATTTTCAATTACATGCTTTGGATAAATAATATCATCACAAATTATACTATCACCGTCATATTCAATAATATTTTCCGATAGGATAATCGAATTTTGAACAAGTATTTTATTCATGATGCAATTTCCACATTAAGAAGCGTCAAAGGAAATACTGTGGACGAAATAGTACTAGCCGTTTGCGATGCACTACCAGTCAATACAAATCGATTAGTAAATTGTGAAGATTGTGCGCCATCCAATGCAGTAATCCATGGATAACTTGTAATAGAACCGCGATAACTCGGACCATCGCCAGTAGACGTCCTAAATACTGGAATATTAGTCGCTCCATCAGTTGATGGAAGAATTACATAGTTATTATTGCTTAATCTGACAAATGCAGTTTGATTTACAGGAACATTTGGTAAAAAATCAGGGATGACAATACTGCCATTTGGCACTACAGAAGTCCCTGAAATTTTCTGTTGTTGTACGCGCAATCTCTGAGGAATGGCGGAATTAATCTGTCTAATGGACATATATTCACCACTACCATTTGGCATGGTTATACCAAATCCGACCCCACTAGATGCAGAACT